AAAGGTCTGGTGCTTGTCTTTAACGATTCCGGAAACGATGACGAGTGTTTCGGGCGATTTCACGTCCCGCAGAATTATGTGGGCAGCGCCAATCTCGTTGTTGTCTGGACGACTACGGCAATTACAGGTGATGTGGAGTGGGGGTTTGCATACCGAGCCGTTGGCGGAAATGACACGGAGAGCCTTGACCAAGCAACGGCTCAAGAATCATTGTTAAGCGGTAACAACGACACCGCCCCGAGCGCGGTGAACGAGCGAATGGAATACGTAATTTCGCTTACAGACGGCAATTTTGCGGCGGGTGACGATGTGCAATTCATATTTTCTAGAGAGGGTGCGGACGGCGGCGACACGCTAGCCGCAGCAGTTCGAGTGTACGGGCTTTATTTTGAATATTCGGACGCGTAATGGCACTTTCCGGATTTAGCAATTCCGCGCACATCGAGCACGGCAGCGGTGGCCGTCTCGATAACGTTGACGCTGGAACGGTCGCGTTCTGGGTATTTCCGACTGACAATACGGCGCGGCAAGTCATTTGGACCAAAAGCTCCGATTCGTTGCAGCTTAATGCTAATGCAACCCCGAAAAATTTGCAGGTGCAAAAAAGTCGGAACAGCGGGACGGCCTACCTCAACGTTATCGCAGACCTTGCGAATTTTGCGCACTATGGAATTGATAAGTGGGTGTTTGTTGTTGCAACATGGGATATCAACGACGTAAATAATTGCACGCTTCATGCAGGGGATTTATCAAACCTTGCGGCGGAGCCGAGCAGTTACAGCACGCAAACCGCTGGCTCTGGCACTCCCGATGATAACTCGGGCAGTGTTTTTAAAATCGGGAGGCATAACAGCGCTGGCAATCGGTATTTTGTTGGTCGAGTGGCGAAGGGCTGGCACTTTGATAAGGTTCTCTCCGCTGGTGAGAGAGCAAACCTGCAATGGTCAGGAAAGATTTCTGATTTTGCTTCATGCATTTTTTACACCGAATACGGTTTCCAAGGCGCGGCTGATTCTCCCGATTGGACGGGGAACGGATTCACCGGGACACAGGTGAGCACACTCACGGTGGCGGATCATGTTCCGCTTGGGCCGACATTTGGTAGCGCACAAGATTGGAGTGCTGCGTTTACTATTGCCGGAGGGGTGACAGTGACGCGCGCCGATCTAGATCGGATGTTTGTGGCTGAGACAGCCACCGTTGAGACTTTTCTAGGTGCAATCTTCAATCTGCGCGCCGCCCTTGATGGTCTGTTCATCAAATCACAGCACGCGCGGGAATCAGGGTTGCGCCAGATAGATTCTATGTTGTTGGCCGTGGCGCAATCGTCTGATCGGCATCTTCGGTCCCGCGATTATATTGTGACTGCATCACGGCTTGTGGACATGGTGCGGGAGATTATGCAGAGATCGCACCTTCTGGCGGGCGATGGCGTGGTTATGAATCGCGAGATGAGAGCATCTCTTGATACCATGCTTTGTAGTGATACCGTGATGGCGTTGGTTGGTGCTGTTGAGCAGGTAAGAGCGGCGCTTGATGGCTTGAACTTAGATTCGTTTACAAGTCGCGAATTACTAACCACAAAATATGATGCGCTATTTGTTGATGCTGTAAGTGTTTCTGAAGTTGCGCATACATTCTCGCAAGGTATTCTCATATCAGACACGGCTGTCCGGTTGCGGTTGGCAGAGCGGCGCGTGATTGACGGTGTGTTATTGGCTGACAGCGTGCTGCGGGCGTTCGAGCATTTTCAATTATCCGGTTTACCGATATTAGATAGCGTTACAGCAGCAAGGACCGGCGAAATAGTTCGCTATGCAATAGATGCGCTGCTGCTGTTTGACACCATCGTTAAATCTGCGCCGCAATCTATCTCCCGGCAGGATGGGCTGTTGTTCTCTGATTCAGCTTTTAAAGAAACGGTGCGCGTATGGTTGTCGTCTTTGTTAACGACCGATACGCGCGTTTCAGCGCTTGAGCGCAAAGCGGGTGATACAACTTATCTTTTAGACAGCGCGACGTTGCAGCAGCTAGCAGGAATTATCGCGCGCACCGGGCTTGATCCAGTTTTCTTGTCTGATCGCGTGATGCGGCTTGTCGAGTCGCAGCAGCGTGATACAGCGCTGTTGAGTGATACGAGCATTACGGAAATAGGCATCTTGCGCGAGCTGATTGATAGGTTGTTATTGCTGGATAGTCGCGCGGCATCAGAGCGTTACATAACTCGACTCGATGTGATTGTATTACATACGCTTGCTGATCGCTTGCGTGAAATGTTATCGCGTGAAGGCTTGCTTCAATCCGATAGCGGCTCGGTGCAATGGTTCCCTGTAGTTATTGAATTCATAACCTACGCGCGCTTGATGGCGCATGAGCTTCTCGGCTTGCGCGTGAATGTAGTTGATTTGTTGGGCCGCAGGCTGGGCGCGGTTGTGTGGAGAATGGGCTAATGGAACATCATGTTCATGTAATAGATGGCATCGGTATGGAAGACCCGAGCGAACCTGCAAGTGTGCCCGAGCATTTATTGCCTGCTGCTGTTGAAAGATTGGATAAAGAGATCAGACTGCGCATGTTTCAGTCAGCAATAGATGATAGAGGTGATGGTAATGCGTGAACAGTACGAAGCTGGCGACACTATGCAATTCACTTGGGTTAGTTCAGTTGCGCCCGATACCGCGCCTTACTTCGCTGTCTTTGGTTCTGGCGACACACTGATAAATAGTCAGACAACGCAGCAGAGCGCATCGACTCAGTTTTATGCAGTCTTCACTATGCCAGCGAGCGCTGATGGCCTTTACTTATGGGAATGGGGTGCGACCAAGACCGTGGCGGGCACGCCATACCCTTTCAGAAAAAGAAATCTGTTTAACGTAGCGAGAACAAGGAGGCAGTAAAGTGAAAACAAAACTAGATATTGCAATGGTGGTTCCGGGTTTGCCTTTCAATGGCGACACTTTAAAGAAGGGTGCGCTTGGTGGAAGTGAAACGGCGGCAATATACATGGCCAAGAATCTTCAGCGCCACGGTGGAAACGTCATTGTGTTTTGTAATACGCCAGAAGCTATGACGGACGACGATGGCGTGCGGTATATACCGATCAGCGCTTGGGGGATGTATTCACGCGGCACGCCGCACGACATCACAATCATTCAGCGAATGCCAGAGTTATTCGCGCAGCCGATAAATTCGCGCTTGACTGTGATGTGGTGCCACGATCTAGCGCTCGGTAGGCAAGCATCAATGTTTAGAAGCGCGCTGTGGAATGTGGATTTTATTTTCGTTCTCAGCGAATTTATGCGCGAGCAATACAAAACGGTGTACGGCATTGATAATTCTATCTTGCGCGTCACGCGCAACGGCATAGACACTTCGCTATTTAGCGCAAACGAAACGAAGAAGCGTGATCGTTTTAATCTAATATATTCGGCGCGGCCTGAACGTGGGCTGGATATGGTGTTAGGCTTGATGCCGCGATTGATAAAGCGTGATGAACGCTTCCATTTAACGGTATGCGGTTACGATAACACGGTGCCGCAGTGGGCTGAATTCTACGCGCGCTGTGATGCGATGATGAAAGCGCTGGGGCCGAGGCATGCTGTGCGCGCTGGCAATCTTACAAAGCCACAACTGTATAACTTATATGAGACTGCGGGCGTGTATGCTTATCCTACGCCTTCGCCAGCATTACCAAACTTTGCGGAAATTAGTTGCATCAGCGCAATGGAAGCAATGGCCGCTGGCCTGCCAATTGTCACTACAAATAAAGGCGCGCTGCGCGAAACGATAGCGAATGGTGCAGGTTCGTTGATCGAGGGCAAACCTGGCACGCCAGAATATGATGATGCGTTTGTCGAGGCGTGCGTGAGGTATGCAACTGATGATGCTGCATTCAATGATGCTGGTGTAGCTGGGCGCGCGTGTAGTAGGCGGTTGGATTGGGGCGATGTTGCGAGCGGCTGGCTTCAGCTATTCGAGCAGGAAATAAAAGCGCGTAATAGTAACGCAGACACAGCGTTCCGACATCTCTATCGCATGTCGGATATTATCGTTGCGCAAGAATGGTTGCGCGAGCGGCCTGAAGACTTCAGCGATACTGCTGCGTTAGAAAAGCTGCTTGAACCGTTTGCGTTCATTAATGAGCAAGAAGGTTACCGCAAGCAATACGAGCGCATCGGCGCAACGCACGATGATTATGTTTACGACACAGCGCCGCGCGAGCCGCGATTCGGGCTATTGAAAACGTGGTTACAGGAAAATGAAAGTGAAATAAAAAATGTTCTGGATTACGGTTGCGCGCACGGTGCGTATGCAATCGGTCTTGCAAAACAGTTACCGCATCTGTCGATACACGGTGTAGACATAGATCATTTTTCAACTGACATGGCAACGAAGTGGGCAAAGCAACTTGACGTTGCAGATCGCGCAACGTTTGCTGTATGGACGCATGACGCGGGGAAATTACAAAATGATATTGGTGGAATGCCGTTTGAGTGCGCTTTGCTGCAAGAGGTGCTAGAGCATGTGCCTGAGCCTTGGGCAGTTGCACAAAACGTTGAGCGTCAAGTAAAAAAAGACGGCTGGGTATATATAACGGTGCCATTTGGGCCGTGGGAATATGCGAGTTATCACAACTATCCGTGGCGCTGTCATGTGTGGCATTTCGATCATCATGATTTGCACGATATGTTTGGCTCGAAACCCGATTTAACGATTGATACTTACTATGCTGGCGATAGTAACGAGCTGGGCATCGCACAAGGATGGTGGATCGTGAGCTATCGCGCTGACCATAAGCCGGTGCCGAGAATAGATACCGAGCGCAAGCGCTGGCTCATGCGCCCGCGTCAGACGGTTAGCGCTTCGTTGATCGCTGGCGGCGCGTCAGTGATTGAGACATTGTTGTGGAATCTGCGCTCGATATATCACGTGGCGGATGAAATCGTGATTGCTGATTGCGGCGTGCCAATCGGCCATTTGGATACAGCAATTAAACTTCTTGACGATACCGAGCCGGTTGCGAGATGGCGCGACAAAATCCGTATTGTGCCGGGAGTTGATCCGCGTGAAAAAGGTTTTGACGTTGCGCGTAATATGTCTCTCGCTGCGTGTCGCATGGATTGGGTATTCTGGCTCGATACTGATGAGCGTTTGATGCAGCCGACCATCCTGCAAAAGTATCTGCGAGAAAATTATTACCATGGTTATGGCATGCGGCAGCATCATTTGTCGTGCGATGTACCGATGAATCCTGATATGCCAGTTAGATTGTTTCGTAGGCGCGCACACCGCGATGGACGGGCACTTAGTTTTATAGGTGCGCTTCATGAGCATCCAGAATTATCTTTGAATGATGGACCGGGGCCGATTATCGTGCTGTCCGATGTTCATATTGCGCACCTTGGTTATCTTACAGAGAGTATCAGGCAAAATCGTTTCGTCCGCAATTTTCCGCTTCTCAAACTGGATGAAGAAAAATATCCGGATAGGATGCTGCAAAAATTCTTTATCATGCGCGACAAGGTGCAGATCGCTCGTTTTGAATTACAAAATACCGGTGGGCGCGTTACGCCGCAAGTGCGAGCTATGATGCGCGAAGTGGTCGAGCTTGGGCGTAAACATTTCGTCGGCAAGGGCAACTACTTGAACAGTGATGCGATTGCTTATTATAGCGAGGCGTTGACTATTCTAGGCGAAGGGTTTCATACCACGATGATGATTGAAGCTGACAAGGTGCAATCGAAACCGAATGGGAGTGCGGCACAATACCGTTTTGCTAATAAAGAAGATTTTCTTGCCGAGTTCACGCGCCGCGCGAATGAAAGAATTGACCCGTTAGAGCAGGAGTATTACTGATGGCTGACTATACGAGCGTTGCCGCTGTGCTTGCTCTTGTGCCGATGGTCGGCAGTGTAACAAGTGTTATGAGTGCAGACATCGTTACGTTTATTAATGCAGCGGAGTCAATCGTTAACGCCAAAGTCTCTAAGGCTTACACGGTGCCGGTGACGCCAGCGCCGCCGCTGCTTGAAACGTTAACGGTTGATCTGACTGTATATCGTTTGCTGTCGCTGCGGTTTTTTACGCAGGAACAAATGAATCGGAGTGTGTGGCCGGATCGCTTTAAGGAGTCGTTAGCGATTTTAAATGACATTGGCGCGGGGAAAGTTCCGTTGCTTACTGGCTCGGGCACCGTCATCGAATCGGACAAAGGCGCAGCGGCAATGTCGTCTTCAACCCTCAATTATCAGCAAACGTTTACTGAAGACGATCCCGAGCGTTCATTTGTTGACACAGACAAGATCACCGCCATAAGGGCCGTGCGATGAGTATCGCAGTACGCATCGAAGCAAAGAAGCTTACCGCTCGCATGAGTAAGCTCGGCAAGAAGTTTAAGCGCCGCCAGCTTTTGGAGATGATCGGGCGCGAGCAGTGGGAGTGGGTGCAGAAAAATTTCAAGAGCCAGGGCAAACTTATAGGGGGTTGGCGTTCGCTGCGTCCAAATACAGTTGCAGCCAAGGGGCACCGGAGAATCTTGTTTAATACTGGCGAGCTGCAAAAAAGTTTTCGTTACACGATCTTTGGCGCTACTGTGCGCGTGAGAAGTGATAGCGACATTGCGCCGTTTCATGAGTTTGGAACTAAGGGGCCGTATCCAATTTTTCCGCGTCGCGCGCAAATGCTGAGTTTTATAACCACGCAGGGCCGCGTGTTCCGCCCATTTGTTATGCATCCTGGTTTGCCGCGACGCAAGATGCTGCCGACAAAAGCGATTGCTGAAAAGCTGGCAGTGCGATCAATGCGCAAATACATAAAGAAGGTGACCCGTGCCGCGCGCTGATTATTGGGGTGCTGTAAAAGAGATTCAGCATATCATTCAATCACAATTTAATGATTTGACTGTGCGCATTGAGGAAGATATGCAATTTGCGGCTGAACAAACGCCGTGGGTATGCGTGTATCTTGACAGCCGCGAGGTGCCAGATGATCAACCGCTTGCCGCTGGGAGAGTCACGCGCTTGCGCGTCAGGTTCTCTATTTGGGTGTGGTGTTTCAACATGGAGCTAGCAGCGGCGGTGAAAGCGCGTGATGAGTGGGTGGGCGATATTGAATCCGCTCTACTCGCCAACAGAACGTTAAACGATAGGCTTGATGGACTTTGGATCGAGGGAGGCGAGTTGCCCTCTGCAAAAGATCCAGATACACCTGGCTTTTTCAGCGGCGGCGAAATTTTAATCGCTTCGGATTTACGAACGGAGGTGTGAGATGGGTTATGGATTTTCTGGCCATGTCGGCTATGCAAGAGAAGTCACTTGGGGCAGCGGCGTTAACGTTGCTTCTGGCGATTACGTTGAAGCGCTCAGTGAAGATGTGCAACTTAGCATTGAGCGTTTTGGTTATAAATCAATCATCGGTTCATTGAGTGAGCCTGATGATGCTACGGGATTGTTTCGTGTTGCTGGCGGAATTCGTCTCGCGGCGAATCCGATGTGGTTGTTGCCGTTTTTGAAGGGGGCACTGCATAGCGTCGTGACGACATCGGGCACAGGCGCGCTCTATACGCATGCATTTCAAACGACAAGCGGCGGCGCGGACTTTTCCGTTGATGTTCCAAATCAACCCTATTCGTTTGAAATATTTAGAGACGTTGGCACGTCAATGCGATATACGGGATGCCAGATTGATACGCTCTCGTTTGAGTTTTCATCGAATGGGCCCGTAATGTGCGAGGCTGGGCTAATTGGTAAAGATGCAGAAGCAATCACCAAGACTACACCGACATTTGTCACATCGCCGTCAAAGCCTTTTGGCTTTGATACTGTGTCGCTTTCGATTGGCGGCGCAGGCACAGCGCTGATCGAATCGCTGACGGTAGCGATCAGCAACAACTTTGAAGGCATCGGCGCGCTCAATCTCAGCAATCGCATAGCCAAGGTGCGCCGCTCGAACCATCAAATGGTGGATGTAAGCGGTACGCTAGATTTTACAAACAACACTGAGTATCAAAAGTTCGTTACGCAGACGGAGCAACGTCTCGCGATCAACGTGACCCGCGCTTCCAGTTTCGCCATGCTGGTGGATATTCCGCGTTTAGTTTACACGGCATTTCCCGTCGGCATACCAGGACGCGAACGTATCACTGTTGATTTTACTGGTAAGGGATTTGTGCATCAAGGTAGTGGTTTGGCGGTAAAAATTACATTAACCACTGTGCAATCGTTGAAGTAAAAATTTTAAAGGAGGTATTTAAGTGAATCTCAAAGGGATTGAGTTTGATCTGTCTGTTGCGTTGCCGTTGCTTGTAAAAGATTGGTTAGCGCTGGAAGCAAAAGGCATTAAGCTGCAAGACCTTTCTATACAAAATAGTGGCGTGGGAACAATGGCAGCGCTAGCGCAATATATTTTGAAAAAAGCAAACCCAGCGATTCCGGACGATTTTGTTGATGGGTTAACAATTGATGATTGCGTAAAGGTTGCGTCTGAGATTCCAAAAGCAGAAGCCGCAATCAATCGCCCTACTTAGAGATGGTGCATATTCTCGCGAGTGCATATGGTTGGACGCCCGCTGATGTTAACGGGCTTACATTCGCGGAAGTGCAACATCTCGTTAGGTTAATCTCAAAAAGGAATCAGCGCCATGGCTGAAGACGTTAGAATCACCACTAGATTGTCTGGTGTTACTGGTGTTCTGCGCGGCTTCGGCAGTATAGCAAGTCGTGTTAGAACGCTAACAACAATATTTGGCGTGTTCGGCAGCGCGCTTGGTGGCGTTACGTTTGGCGCGCTTACAAAGGGAATGATTGATCACGCTGATGCGATGGGCAAGCTATCGCAGAAAGTTGGCGTGGCGGTTGAAGATTTGACCGGGTTGCAAGTTGCGGCTTCATTGTCTGGCGTGAGCATGCAAGAGATGGCCAACAGTTTGCGCTTTTTCTCGCGTGCGATGGATGAGTCACAGCAAGGCGTAGCGGAATACAAGGAACAGTTTGATCGTCTGAAAATTTCTGTTGCTGATGGTGATGGCACTTTACGCGGCAGCGTTGATGTCATGGCCGAGGTTGCTGACCGTTTTGCCGAGATGGGAGACGGAGCGACAAAGACATCGCTGGCCGTGCAGCTTTTCGGTAGGGCAGGTTCATCATTAATTCCGTTGTTGAACCAAGGAGGCGAAGCGCTTAGAGCATACCGTAAAGAAGCAGAAGACACGGGACAAGTGCTGTCTGAAGCCACGACTAAAGCAGCCGAGCGTTTTAACGACGCGCTAACGCGTTTGAGTAACGCAATTAAGGGTGCAGCGCTGAAAGCAATAGCTCCGCTGATCCCGACATTTGCGCGCTGGGCTGAAGAGATGGTGGAGGCTACGAAACAAAGCGGCGCTCTGAACGAAACAATGGCGCAGATGGTCGTGTTGTTCAAAATCATTCTGTCTTCCCTTGCCCTCGTTAATTTTTTGTTCCAGGCGTCGGGAAAATTGATAGCTGCGTATGCGCGATTTTATGTCGATGCAATTGATGTGATAGAGCAGCGTCAAAAAGCGTGGAGCGATCACCAAACGGTGTTATTCCGCGCGATGAATGCAGCGTTGCGCGGGAACTTTGGCGAAGCGGCAGATATTATAAGAGAAAGTTTTAGCAAAGCGGGCCAAGCGCAAAAAGAATCGCAAGAGAAACTTGCTGGTGCGTGGGATAGGATTAAGGAGAATCTAAAAGACTCAACCGGAGAATTAGATAAGTTTATCGACCGCTTGAAGTTCATCTGGCAGGACATGGGGACAGAAACCGGTGCCATGTCTGAAGCGATGAAAAAGCTCCTGGCTGCTTTGTCTGAATCCGCGAAGTTAGCGACTGATCCGCTCGCGGCTTTAAAGTCTGAGCTGCTAAAAATGCAACAAGCTTATATTTCTTTGTCTGCTGGGGATAGTGCTTTGCGAGAGTTTAATCTTTTGCAAGGCGAGCTTGGTAAAGCAACCGGCGCGGCAGCGGATGCGTTGCGCAATCAGATACGCGCGCTTGATGAGTACAACCGCAAGATAAAAGAAACGCAAGCGCAGGAAGAAGAATGGTACAAGCTGGAAGTTGCGATTGCCGAGCGTGATGAAAAACTAGACGAGCAGTTAACAGCGGCAGTGGAAACACGTGCGCAGCGAATGCGCGATCTTGCAAAAGCAACGCAAGAAGCCGCTGATCCGATGATTGTGTATAGCGCCAAAGTCAGAGATTTAATTGAACTTCTTAATGATGAAAAAATAAGTCAAGACGCTTTCAACAAAGCGGTGGGAGAAGCCGCAAAAGTTTTTGATCAAGCAGGGGAGAACATAACGCAGTGGGAAAAAGATTTATTGCAAGCAACAAAAGGTTTTGCTTCCGCTTTCACAAACGAAATTGCCAGCATGCTTGATAATAATCAGGCGAACTGGACAAACTTTCGAGATTCAATACTGTCGCTTTTCCGCAAAGCGATTCTTGATGCATTCATTACTGGCCCGCTAACGGCGGCGATAAATAAAATTGTTGAGGTAATGAAAAAGTCGCTGTCTAGTATGGGCGGCAGTGGCGGGATTGGCGGCGTGATTGGCAGCGCCATTGGCAATTTGTTTAGCGGCGGTGGTTATATAGGCGGCTTAAACCGAGCGCAAGGCGCTACCTACAGAGGCGCATCACCTTATCAACATGGCGGCACAATACCTGCTGGTTTCGCTGGTATTGTTGGCGAAGCTGGGCCGGAATTGATCGTGCCTGCTGGCCGTTCACGGGTTGTCCCAAATGATGAGCTTGGTGGCGGCGGCACGATCATCGTGAATCAGACTTTTCAAACGGGCGTTTCACGCGCGGAGCTGTCAACGTTATTGCCTCGATTAAAAGCGGACACCATCAATGGGGTGCTTGAGGCTAAACGCCGTGGCGGGCAATTTTCGAGATCGTTCTGATGACTATCGTATACCCACTCAACATTCCCAATCAGGCAGATATTGCCGAAATGACGCTGATCAGAAGCAATCGCGTTGGGCTTAGCACCTCACCGTTTACTTACGAGATGCAGCTTATCCAGCATCAGGGACAACGCTGGGAAACGACTGTGGAATTAAACGCGCTCCCGCGTAATGTGGCGGAAGAATGGCGCGCTTGGTTGGCGGCGCTGATGGGGCCAGCAGGTACATTCTTAATGGGTGATCCGCTTGGCGTTAACCCCCGAGGCAGCGCAGGCGGAACACCAATGATCCGCGTTGAATCTCAATCCGGAAATTTGGTTGATATTTACGCAGCAGAGGTATCTGTAAATTCTTGGCTTGTGCCGGGTGATTATATGCAGATAGGTGATACGCTAACGGCGCACTTCCATCGAGTCTTGAACATAGTAACCACAAATGCTAGTGGCGCGGCTGTGGTTGACATATGGCCGCGCTTGCGTGGATCGCCAGCTAGCGGTTCTGCAATATCTGTGCAATCAACTGTTGGTATTTGGCGGCTTATACCTGGAAGTGAAAGTGAAACGCTTGTAACGCCGAATAATATCCGCCTGTCATTTTCTGCTGTGGAGGCGCTATGAGCAGGGAAGGGTTGTTTACAAAAGTAAGCAGTTTACTTGTCGCTGAAGTTGTTCGCCCCGTGTTTATGTACGAGGGTGAATTCGAGGGCGGAACTATAAACTTGTGGAGCGGATATGGAACGCTAACGATGTCCGGTAAAGGTTGGGCGGGCGCTGGTGAGCTTTTATCTATCTCGCCGGTGCAGGAAACCGTTGACGTTAAGGCAACAGGTATTGAGTTAACGTTAACCGGAATGCCTTCATCTTTAATTTCTACCGTGCTCGGTAGCGCGCGCTATGGTAAGCCGGGAAAAGTTTGGCTAGGTTTAATGACTAGACAAGGCCACGCGAGTTTTATTCAGAACGTAAATAATTATATTTCTACTCCAGATGCCCCAGCTAACAGCTTCACTAGTGATTTGGAAATTGTAGCAAATGTGTCATACGATGTATGGCCACCCAATCATTTGGGCGCAATCGTTTCAAAAGAAGATTGGCCAAATAATAATATCGGTTATTGGTTTTGTGTCACTTCGGATGGTGAGTATCAATTCACGTGGTCTTCTGACGGCACAACTGCCGGTTTAAATACTGTCACATCATCTATTTTTCCCGCGCCAAGTTCGCCACAGGATTTTACCTATGTAGGCGTCCAACTTGTAGCTGATAATGGCCTTAATGGCTGGGATGTTAAATTTTACCATTCGACAGATCAACGCAGTTTAAAACAACATGGAGCCACGATAACAGGTGGTGCGCTGCCTACTGCTATTTTCGATTCGAGCGAAGATTTAAAAATAGGCGTGATGAATGCAACGCCGTCTAATCCATTACTTGGAAAAATTCGTCATGTATGGTTAACAAGCAGTCTTGGTCAACCAATAATGAACGGCTCGGCCAAACCTTTGGTGGAAATGCTTCCGCAAGATGCGCCAGTTAACGCATTGACATGGGTGTCTTCAAATACAGGTGAAGCATGGAGTCTAAATCAAAGCGGCAACCCTTATGTCCACCTTGTGCATTATGATGAAATAGCTGTTGATCCTTTATTGTCGTTTAGCGGAAAAATGGATAAGCCTGAGATAGATGATTCAGGCGAAAATTGCATAATTACTGTGCGGTATGAAAATCGTTTAGTGGATTTGCAGCGTCCGCGCATTCGTCATTATACGCCAGAAGATCAAAAAATTAATCATAGTGGAGATTTAGGATTCGATTACGTCGCTTCCCTTCAAGACAAAAACATCCCGTGGGGGCACAAAGATATACCGGTTAAACAAAAACGCCGCCTTCGTCAATTTGGGGGAGGTTAGTAAGTCAAGGGGAATTTAGGTGAAACGTTTAGAAGGTTGGGAGCAGCGACTATTTGAAACGATTGATGCTGCGCGCGCGCGGCCCTACGTTGTTGGAAAAGCGGATTGCTTTCGCCTTGCGTGTGAAGTGGTTACAGCGTTAACGGGCGAACCAAGTCGCTGGCCAGAATTCGAGGGCAAATATCACGATGAAGAAGGGGCAAATAAATTAGTACAACAGCACGGCGGCTTTCTAGTTGGCTTTAGTTCTTTTTCTGGTATTGAGCGCGTAGGTATAAAGAACGCGCGACGTGGCGATGTTTGCGGGTATGCCGATGAAAAAAGAAAGCTGCATCTTGGAATTTGCATTGGTGCAAATGTAGCTTTGCTCGGTCCTAGCGGCTTGGTTTTTGTTCCGCTGGAGTCTTGTTTTTGTACTTGGAGAATTGGCTGATGCCGTCATCCGTGATCATAGCCATTGCGTATTCGGTAGTTAGCGCTGCCGCTGGCGGCGTGCTTGTCGCGGCGGGTGTTGCCGCGGCTACCGCTGCTGTTGTTGGCTCCATTATTGGCGCAGTCGCAGCGGCGGGCGTTGCATCGCTTATATCTCCCAGCTACGATCAACCGGATGCAATGGCGGCGCTTGTGCAAGGCCGAACTATTACTGGTCGCGCCGCAATAGCGCCATGGGTGATTATTTACGGACAAACACGTGTTGGCGGAACGATTACATATCTTCAAGCTACCGAGAAAAATAAATATCTACATATCATTATCACGCTGTCCGGGCATGTGCTTGAAGAGATAACCACTGTTTATTTTGATAATGATGCGTTGACTATAGATACTGGCAATAACAATAACGTTACTAATCCGGCCAGATTTAATAACCGTGCTCAAGTGTATGGGGCACTTGGCGATGAACCGGCGCAAGCTTTTCCGGGGCTTGTCGCTGCAAGTAACGGTCTGTGGACAAACGCACATCTGCAACAAGGCATGGGCAAGCTGTATGTGCGGCTTCAATTTGATCCGGATGTTTATCCTAATGGCGTGCCAAACATAACCGCAGTTGTAAAGGGGCGTAAAGTTTACGATCCAAGAAGCGGGTTGACCGCATGGAGTGATAACGCGGCGCTATGCTTGAATGATTATTTAGTAAATAAAGATTTCGGCGTCGGCGCTGATTATGCTGAAGAGGTGAACGAAACTGCATTAATCACCGCTGCGAATGTTTGCGATGAATCCGTGAACTTGATTCAAGGCGGAACAGAAAAACGTTATACCTTTAATGGTACGTTTGAAACTGACGGCACATCTCCAGAAGGATTACTGCCCATTTTTCTCACCGCTATGGCTGGCAGATCAACTTACATTGCTGGCAAGTGGATTATATATGCCGGTGCGTACCTTGCGCCAACAGTGACAATCACAGAAAGCGATATTCGGGGGCCAATTAAGACTTTTACGCGCGCTTCAAAAAGAGATTTGTTTAATCGTGTGCGTGGCGTATATGTTGAGCCGATGAACCTGTACCAACCAACGGATTTTCCCATTGTTAAAAACGACTTTTACACCGTGCAGGATAACAATGAAAAACTGTGGCTTAATATGGATTTGCCGTTCACGCAATCAGGAGCTACAGCGCAACGCATTGGTAAACTAGAATTGGAGCGCTCGCGTCAAGCCATTGTTGTTGTCTTGCCGTTGAAGCTGAGTATGTATAGATTGCAGCCCGGCGACACCTTCATGCTTACTTTGCCGCGATATGGTTGGGCTAGCAAAGTATTTGAAATTCAAGAAATGGGATTTGCATCACAAGGGGAAACGCTGGGAGTAGACGTGGTAGCAAAAGAAACAGCAGCCGCCGTTTACGATTGGAACATGGGCGAAGAAACAGTCATAGACCCTGCACCAGATACGGACTTACCAGACCCCTTTGCGGTTGGAACGCCAGGCGTAGTCACTGTTGTTGAATCATTATATGTGTCGCTTCAGAGCGCAGGACCAAAGGTCAAGGTAATTGCCAGTTGGGCAGCCTCAGATGATTGGTTTTCTATTTCTGGCCTTTCTACTTATCAACTGGAATATAAAGCGATAGCTGATGCCGCTTTTATTTCTGTCGCGAACATAAAAGCGACAACTTACACGTTTTTGGATTTTCCACCCGGTTTTTATCAGTTTCGCGTAAAGGCAATCAACATTCGTGGCGTATCGGGGGCATACTCACCGCTAACGCAAATCAATATATTGGGATTGCTAGCACCGCCACAAAACGTTCAAAATTTTGCAGTTCATCCGGCTTCTGGCCTTGCGCAATTCTCATGGGATTTGCATCCGGATTTAGATGTAAGGCTTGGCGGCAAAATCGAAGTACGACATACCGATTCTACCAGTACGTTTAAATGGCCGGATTCCGCGCTCATTGCGCGATACGATGGGCTATCCACTAGCGCGGTTGGCCCATTGATCGAAGGAACATATCTGGCAAAGGCGCGCGATACCGCTGGTGTATATTCAAGTTCTTTTTCCGCTTTTGGTCTTACTGAAGCGGACATCACCGGGTTTGTGACAATTGCGACAATTCAAGAGCAGCCGACTTTTACCGGCACAAAAATAAATCTGCAAATTGTATCGCAGAGGCTTGAGATAACTGACACAGCGTTATTTGCTGGTACCTATTATTTCCCTGGCTCCATAACGGGCCGACCGGGATACATAGATTTAGGGAGTAAACATCCGCGTAGATTTGAAAGTGATTTGCAAATGCAACGTTATGATACTGGTGACTTAATTGATAGTCGCGGGCTTGTCGATACTTGGCCAACGGTTGACGGCGGCGACGTGGATGTCGGTGACAGTGCGTTATACGTTCGCACAACTGATGGTGATCCTAGCGGGGGCGGTTGGGGGCAGTGGACACCGTTCCGAGTTGCGGAATTAAACGTGCGTGGTGCGCAGTTTAAAGTGGAATATTTAGTTGAGCAGGTAACGCACAATATTTCGCTTTCAAATTTACGCGTCGATATAAAAGTGAATTCAAGATAAAGGAGCGCATTATGGCGATGGGCTGGAAGTGCAATCTTGATCCGTTAAAAATACTCACAAGCTATTCAAACGTTGACGATTCAACGTTACAAGCGGGGGATGTTTGGTTTCCTGAGAAGCCCGATTTACCTTTGGGTCATTACCGATGGAATGGTGAACAATTTGAACCGGCGAATCTCGGACAGGTTTGGTACACGCCACCCGGTCCTGATTCATGGTATGCGTTTTTTCGTGCTCTTGTTCACATTCAAAAAAATACAGCGGTTGATTTTCCGCCACCCGTTAAGCAATGGATGCGATATTATTTTAACGCATTTAGGCGGCAAAACGATCCTGATCCTGACGCATAAAAAGAGGTAAGGTATGCCTAACCATGATTATGATTTTGCGAACCAAGCCGGATCATTATTTCGCGGCGACTTGAATAATTTTGCGGTTGCGGTTCAATCCAATAACGCTGGCTCTGCCGATCCCGTTATCTCGTACTCAACGTGGTCGCATATGTGGTGGGCGGACACTACAACCGGTTGGTTCAAAAAACGAAACGGTAGCAATACTGCGTGGGAAAAAATGTTCCGCAGTACTGGCATGAATCCGTTACGTCATCTTGTGTTTAACAAAAGCACAAGTTACACAATTCTTGACCAAGAGATGGGAGATTTATTTCGCGCAACGTCAGCATTGACTTTTAATCTTACAGCCGCTGCGACGCTAGGGGATGGTTGGCATGTTGACATTATGGGCGCAGGCGGAGAAGTAACTATTGATCCAAATGCATCAGAATTGATTGATGGCACAACAACTGCAACCGTGCGCGACGGTGAAACGGTTCGCGTGTATTGCAATGGCTCGCAATTCTTTACGTCGCGCGCACAGGGCGTTTATACCGGCACGATGATTGATTATTGCGGCGCTGCGGCCCCTATTGGTTTTCTTTTATCCTACGGTCAAAGTTTATCAACAACAACATATGCCGCATTGTTCGCAGTTACCGGATATACGTTTGGCGGAAGTGGCGCAAGCTTTAACGTCCCTGATTGCCGTGGCCGCGTAATTATTGGCAAGGATAATATGGGCGGCGCGTCCGCAAATCGTATCACCACTGGTGGCGCTGGGTTTAACGGTGATACGCTAGGCGCAAATGGCGGCGCGGAAACAGTAACGCTGGCTATTGGTAACTTGCCTGCACACGATCACCCTGGCTCAACAGGATCAAAAGGCTCGTTAACGGTTGGTGCTGAATCTGGCCATACTCATCAAGTCAGAATTTATACGAGTGGTGGACCAGGGACGGGGCAATCTCCACCTGATGGGTCTTTTGACACCAGCGCTTCGACACTAGCGTTACCAACAACGGGCGGTGGTTCACACACCCACACTCTAACCGGCGCGATCACCGTGACCATCGCGGCGCAAGGTAGCGGCACGGCGGTTAATAAAACGCAACCGTCTCTTGTTTTAAATAAATGCATCAAGACGTGAGGCATTGTGATGTTTGAAAAAACAACGAGTGATGATCACTGTCCGTTTCTTGATCGCGCTTGTATCAAAGACAAGTGCCATATGTGGATAAAGATTTACAAAACAGATGCGACAAAGCCGGATGAAACAAGCGAGCATCCGGCTTGCGGTATTGCGCATGTTCCGCATTTGTTTATCGAACTCATTAGCGTCATGCGCCACAATACAGCCTATGCGCAGCAAGGCGCAGACATACAAGCACGTAATGCAGAAATGAACGAACAAATTGGAACGGTTCTAATGAGGCGGATCAAGGAACGGCAATCATGACATTTTTATTCATTCTTATTTTAGGCGCATCCGTATCTTCTGGCTGGGCTGGGTTGCCGGCCGGCGAGCGCTTTGCGCAATGGCTCAATTTGCCATTTGCAAACGTGGCACGGCCTTGTCGCGCGTTGTCGCGCGAGATTATCGGGCTTCAGGTTCCTCCGCGCACTCTTGTATTTAACGCAGATGCAAGTTATTGGGATTCGTACGAGGCAAATTGCGCTCCCGGTATAGCATCAGTGCAGGCGCTATACACCAAAGTCAAGCGCGTAAATTCCAAGATAATCATTGCCACAGTTCCTAAGCGCGATGCTGGCGGATTTTACAAATGGGCGTGTAGCTGGATCGAGCATCCGCGCACGTCCACTCAGAGATGTCGAATTAAGTTGAACCAAGCTATCCGATCAGGCTGCACGGGGCCGAATTGTTATCTGATTGACTCCGATGCGATCTACACTAAACACACAGACATCGCGGACATTCATTTAACACCCGCGATCTGGCGCGAGGAAATGCTTGCATTGTGGAGGCGTTTACCTTGGGAGTTTTTGTATGGCAGATGAGCCACCAATTACGCAGAAGCACTTGGACGACGCTTTGGACAAAGCGTTTGCCGATCATGAGAAACGCGAGGTTGTGATCGCGGCCAAGGCGCTTGAGACACATCTTGCTGGCGAGCATCACTTATTTATCACAGCGATGATTTCCAAGGAGCTGCGCCGTAACGAGCTGTGGGAGCGGGCGAAGGGAACGTGGTTGTCGTGGGGTGTGATAACGGTGACTATGTTCGTTGCAATGGTGATTTGGGAATATGCGAAACGGACAATTTTGGGGAATGGTAAATGAAGACATTATCTCCCTATTACAAACTGGTGGTGACGTGTATAGGGTTGCTGGTAATGATCCTACAACGGCATAACATAGACTTATCGGGACAGGAAGCGGCCATTGCTGACCTAGTGATTTCCGCACTCACGGCTTTCGGGGTTTACCGTGTGCCGAATAAAACTGTCATTGTGCGATGAAAATAAATCCCATTTGGATTGCTGTTTTTATCGCAGCGTTTCTTGGCTGCGCCGTTTTAGCGTTTGTATTTTTACGGAGTTAGTGATGAGAAAATTATTTCCAGTTTTGATTATCTTTTTACTAACTGGATGCACGACGTTTGACACATTCCAGGATGTTGCTTCTAGCAAGGGGGCCGCTACTGCCGACGAGGTGCGCGACACAGCAGAGTGGGTGCTGTGTCGCGGGATTAGTGTAGGCGCGTGGGTTCGTGCTTACGGAGACGCCCCGCAAAAGGCCGAGGCGTGGCGCGAGTTGTGTTCAGTGTCAGTCAGTGAGACACCCGCAAAACAGTGAGCCTTTCAAAACGCGATCGTCAAGTGCTTGATGCGCTGTGCGCGGGTAAAACTGTTGCAGAAGTGGGCGATGTACTTGAACGCAGAAAGCGCGACAAAAACGGATCAACAACGTTAACCAGCAAATCTGTTTATCAGATTTTTTCAGACATTAAAAAGAAATTAAAAGCGCGTACTCGCATTCATGCGATTGCTATTTATTTAAACCAGAATAAATTATGAGCCTTTCCGAGCGAGAACGCGCCGTAGTTGATGGGTTGTGTTCTGGAAAATCTTTTGAAGAAATATCTAAAACGCTGGTACGCGAGCGCGCATTAAAAAATCGGCCCGGAC